GGTTTGTATTCTTTTTTCTTTTTGATATGATTTTGTGCTAGCTTATATCCATTCTTAAAAGCATTTTTATAAATTAATTTTTCTCTCTTAGATAAGTTAGAATATTGACTAGCTTTCATTGCTAATCTAATCTCTTTAAAGATTTGTCTTTGCTTTGAAGTCATTAATCCCCTACAGCCTTTCTTTGTTTTTTTTAAATTTGAACTAACGATTAAGCGTTAGCTCTTTTAGCTTCTGCGTTTTCAATCTTGACAATCTTACTCCAATGCTTCGGTATTCTTTTGAAAGCATTGTAAGTTTTAAGACACTGACCTTTATCTTCATGCTTTAAGATAAGTTCAAAGTCTTTTTTAAGTTTGTCATATTGACGAACTTTGCTGTTGCTTTTCATCCTTCTCCTTTTTTACTTTTGTAAAATCTAATTTTACATTTTCGATCTTACATTCTACAACTTCACCCTGTGCGTTGGGGTCTGCAGCTTTCTTTACATCATCAAATCTTTCAACAAGTTGGAAACTTGCCTCGCCAGATTTAATTCGTATATATTTAGTCATTTAATCCTTTTTGTCTATACTTAATTTATGTAGTTCTTTAGCCATTTTTGAGTATATCTCAAGGTCATCATAGTTATCTGCCTTGTATTTTCTAGTTGTTCTATATAATTTTAAACCCATCATAAGCTGACCTACCTCGTATGGTTCTATATCATCCTTTAATTTGTCATGCAGTATAACATTGAATATGACAGAGATCAGCCTAAAGTTTTCCTTAAAGTCGCCATAATCCTCTTGCCGATCTTCCATGATCTTTTTTAAAATCTTATCTGATAAATCTATTGTCGTCATAGTTAGGGGATGAGGTAGGGAAAACAACTAAAAAGGCAGAAAGGGATGCCAAATAAAAACCCCACCTCATCGAAAAGTATCTAACGATACTTACTATCTTTTAGCATAATAGCTTGGTTTTGCATAATCTTTTTTCGGTGCAAAACTTGGTGATCCACCACCAGATGATCCTGATTTAGACTTATCATTTGCTCTAAGTCTTATGGTAATCATACCACTTTCATCATCCCATCCAGCTTGGTTGTGCCAAGTTTCTCCTATCTTAACACCAACACGCCAATCTTTATCGGGTGGAGAATCTTGATTTGGTGGACCAACCCAATCAGGTTGCTCTGGTGCGCTCTTCTTTTCGTTTCTTACTAGCTTAATATATATATCATCAGCCATTTGTTATTACTCCTTGGTTTAGTTTTGTCTCTTGAGTTTCATACAAATCAGTTATCTGTCTGTACTCTCGAAGAGACTTATTATTAGAGCTGAATAAATCTGAGTTATTTTTTTTCCATTGTCTCAGAGCGTAGATGTCATCTATTTTTTGGATGTCACCTTTTATTCTACCCATATCAAGCTGATCCATGTCGAGCTTAATATTCTTTTTTCCATTTGTTTTTGGAATTTGTTTTTCTTGAGGCTGTGAAAATTCTTGTTTCATTTGTTCAACATATTTACTGTCATCAAACTTACCTAAGAATACATCAGCACTCATACCTAGATGACTAAATGCTTTTGTCATAGCATCTGTCATAGCTTTCTTTGGTGCTTCATCATCAAGTTTACTGTTAGCTTTATATAAATTTTGTACTGAACAAACAGGACCATACTCATGCCATTCGTTAGTGAAATATTTTATAGTTACTTCTGCAAATACTAATCCATCTACATATTTATAATCTACTTTGTATTTCCAACCCAAACCTACTGGACCAAACATATCTGTCATAGATTGTATTTGATACATAGGATCAATACTGGTTATTTTTTTACCATAACTACTTGGTACTAACCTTGTATATTGTGGATTTGTTTTACTTAATGTTTCCCATATCTTCATATTTTTATTTTGCATTTAACCCCCATAGTTGTTTTATTGTTTGTCTTTGTTTGTCTGTTAGATTTTTATAGTGAAAGAAATGATTGAGGTCTGGCTCTTCTGTTAGCTCTGCTAGTTCAGATAAATTACCTTTGCAATATATAATCATCTGCTCCCATCTATAAATTTTTTTTGTCATCAAGTTGTATTGATATTCTAAATGATCGGCTTTCATCTTCTCATGTGTGTCATCAAAGATTAAGTAATCTGTTTCATTTGCCAAACCTAAAAATGGTTTCTTCCCGGTACACTTCCAATAAAAAGCTACTTGTTTCCAATAACCATCAAAGATTAAATTTTCTCCTAGTTCTTGTTCCTTCCAATAATATTCATTTTTGTTTTGTCTCTTTTTACAATTACTAGGTTTAACTTTTAACTCTAAAAATTTTTTATTACTTTCATAATCTATACGACCTATAATATCGTGTATTAAATCTTTTGGTTTATTAACTACATATCTTTCGGCTGCAGTTTTTTCATCTTTAAAAATTTGTTTGTATAGTTTTTTTATTTGTTCAATAATCTTATGTGAAAGCTCATCTATATTATCTCTAGCAAACTTATCTTTCTCATCTACCGGATCATACTTATTAATATCATCAAGCTCTTGTTTATATATTTCATTATAATCTCTGTTATCTATTTTAATTTTCTTATCTTTGAAGAATCTATATTCACATAATAATCTTTGAGCTGTGTTGTTGGTAAGGTTTCCAATTCTAGGCTTATAGTTCATCAAGAACCCATCTCTTTCTTGAGGAGTATGATAACCATAGTTAGTAATAAATTTAGCCAAAGGCTGATCTGAGCTTGAAGGCGACCAATGATCAAAGCCTTGACCACCATTAATATTTGAAAAGTATTCTTTCATAGTTGTTTGAAATTAATATAGTTATTTATACCAGTTTGTCTACTATTATTTTTTATTATTTTTTACTTGCAATATATAACCTTTATGGTATCAGCAAGTTTCACGAAAGGAGTTTATGAAATTATCAGATTGGATCAAAGAGAATAAATTAAGTTATTCTCAAGCCGCCAATAAATTTGGCATCATTAATATAAATCCTGCCACCAATGTTCAACGCTACGCCAAAGGTGAAAGGATACCACACCCTAAAGTAATGTTAAAAATATTTAAGGCAACAAATAAAAAAGTACAACCTAATGATTTCTATGAAGAATACTGGCAAAGAGAAGAAGTTTAAATATAAACGAGTGCGTTTGTATTGGCAAGATATTGTCAGCAATTCGGAATGGATGACGCTTGATAAAGCAAAGGACCAAACATTTAGTTGGTGTGAAGATACCGGCTACTTGTTACATAAAGATCCTAAGAAAGTTATCATCTTTGCTTCGCATAGCTTTGATGATGATGGTTCACTCACAGTTGGTAACACTACAGTATACCCAAGATCAGTTGTTAAAAAGATAGAGGTATTAAAATGACAAACTCTAAAATATTTGATGAGATTGGATGTCCTGATGATTTAAAGGAATGTAATAGAGAACTTAAACGAGCCAAGAAATATATCAAAAAGCAATCAGATATAATTTTTGCTCTTGAAAAAGAAATACAATTAAACAATTATGAAATAAAAACACTAAAGGAAAGGTCTAAAAATGAAAGAGGAAAACAATAAAGAATATGTATATTTTATTAAGTTAAATCCAAATATTAATACAGGATATAATCAATATAACTATGTTAAAATTGGTAAAAGTAACTCTATTGATGGAATTAAAAGAAGAATATCTAGTTTACAAGTAGGATCTCCATTTAAACTTAACTTCTTAGGTTATCTTGAAGGATCGGAAAAATATTTTCACGATTACTTTCATGCTTGTAGAGTACAGGGGGAATGGTTTATTTATGATACGATAGCAGAAAAAATTAAGTCATACAATTTATGTAAATTTGATAAACCTATAAAAGAAAAAAGTTATATTCCTCTTGATATAAGTATAAGAAAAACATTTAACAACGATCAATTAGTTCGCTTTATAAGTAGATCATTAAAAAGATTATTTGTTTTATATGATGTTGAATGTAAGCGTAGAAAAGAAATAACAGATGATTATTTTGGTTCTACAATAAATGCGGGTGACAGATATTTTAACATTAAAGATGAGCCTTATCAATGGAATGGAATTAAATTAACTATTTCTAATGCTTATAAAATATACTGTATATTTAAGAGCATGATATATATGCGTAATACCAAATTTTATTACGATAAAAGACATCTTCATGTTGAAGATTCTTTGAATGAACTAAAAAAAAATTGGAGTAAAGATTTTCAATCTGTTATATTTGATGAAAAAACTAATGAGGTAATCAATGGCTAGATGGACCTACGCATTTAGCAATGGGAAATATAACGATTGGCACAGACAACACCCAAATTTGGCTGGTATTGATATAGATTTTATTGAAGTTTGTCCCCACTGCCTAGAACCTTTGGCAGTTAAGGAGACTTGCTATGACAAGGGACAGAAATGGAAAGCTACAACGCTTACAAAGAGGGTCGCAGAGGCTCTTAGAGTACCCGGATTTTTAGTTTTCTATACTCCTTTGGGGGTTGATATGAAATTTAGGATCAAACGTATTACAGAGCCTGTGAGTGAGATATATGAGATGACTTCAGACCAATGGTTAGCTTATTTATATGAGCTACATAAGGAACATAGGAGGTGTTGCAAAGATGCAACAGAAGTATGAGCCTCACATAAGGGTTAAGTTCTCGCTATTTGATAGTCCCCAGTTTAGAAACATTCCAAACAAGCACCGAGCTTACTGCTATTTGGTATTCATTTGTTTGCTAAAGTTCGCTAACTCTAAAACGCTGACTTGTTACCCACGCCAAGCCACCCTATCTAATATGACAGGTCTTAGTCGAAGCACTATATTTAGGACCACTGAATTGTTAGAGAGATCAAAAATTATTACAAAAAAACGCCAGAAGTCTACAACATTATATACCATTAATAAAGATCATGTTGTGTCTACAAGAAACTATGATGTGTCTACAGGACACATGGGTAGTGTCTACAGGACTAATATTAGTAGAACTATCATTAAACAAACTAACATTAATAACTATATAAAAGTTTTGGCAGAAGGTGGTAGCGATAAAGATACAATCTTAACAAAGTTAGCGTCTAAGTTTACAGTTCAAGAACTCAATGATGCTATCAAGGATAATGATAACCCTTATCTATGTAAACAGGCTTTACAAATAAAGGACCAAGAACAAGTGAAGTATGTCTCAAAAGATGTTATAAATAAGGCGGTAGATGATGTCCGAAAAAAGACAAACTACTTTTATAAAGATAAGGTATACAAGAATAAGAGGGATCATGGCAGGATTTCAGCAACGAAAAGTTTTTTGTCAAAGTTTGACAAGAAGAAGTAAAAGACCATGCCAAGCAAAAGGATACCCAACTGCCAATGGTAAATATTTATGTAGGTTTCATGGCGGTAATAATATAAAAGGATTTAACCAAAAGAACTATACTGATGACACAAGAATCAAAGCACTCTCAAAGCTCAAACAATTCAGAGACAAGTCAAGAGAAGAAGTTGAACAATACTATTACAAAGAAGTCAAACCTAGAATTGGAACTACAGAAAGAAGTAGATACTATAGAAAATATGCTTATGCGAGGCGTAACTCTTTCAGAAATTTTAGAGGACAAAAAACTCTCTGTCTCACAGATGAGCTTACAAAAGTTCTATGCAATCTTAAAGAAAGACAAAGAACTCAATCACAAAATAGTTGAAGCTAGAAAAATTGGTATCCAAACTTTAATTGATAAGTTGCTACAAATATTTCAGTATCAAGAAATTGAAAATCCTAATCAAATCTTATGGGTGAGGGAAAAAACAAAGTTTATTACTTACCTAGCAGGAAAGCTGACCGATCTTTATTCTGACAATAAACCGATAAAGCAGAATATAGATCAGAAAATTTCTGTTTCGTGGCAAGATAGTCCCGATCTGATTGACTTAGACGCAGAAGAAGTTGTCGATAAAACAAACCCCTCGCCATAATTAAATGGCAAAGGGTAGTTAGTTCTAATTTACTCACTTGTAACTGTTTCATTTTCTTCAAGCTCTCTTATCTCTACTTCATAGCTGTCAAAAAATTCTTTCACAGGTTTATCCCAATGTAAAAGATGACTAAGATGTAAGTTATCTTCATAAACATCTATTATAAATCTTCTTGAATATACTTTCATTTTATTCATGTTTAATAAACTCCACAGTTATTTTGCATTTACCATGTTCTCTAAAATTAACTGTATCATCATAGGTGTCTATTAATTCGCATAATCTTTTTAAGATTATACCATCATCGCTATGAACATGAGTTAATATTTGGTTCTTTTTTTCTTTGTTACCCTCGTACTTAGTACCAATGGTAACTATCTCGTAGCTATCTATATACATAGTTGTTTACCTTTAGTTGTTTCCTTTCATAATTATAATATAACCATAAAGGTTAATATGTCAATAGTATTTTTAGGTTGATTGTCTCAAAGTTTTAGTTGCTTATATCAAACTTTAGGTTGCTTATATCAAAGTTGTGGTTGCTTATCTCGAATAAGTTTTGGTTGATTGTCTCAAAAATCATGGTTGATTGTCTCTAATTTTTGGTTGCTTATCTCAAAAAAATTATTTTATTTCTTGTCCTTGTTTATTAAATGATTTGTTTATATTTGGGACATATAAAAAACCATTGTCTTTTAGTTGCTTCAACATATTATTAAACCATATATTATTAATATTATGTTGATATGGTTTAAGATTTTTATAGTATTTTTGCGACCATTGGACCATATTAAAACAATATAACGCCTAATAAAAAACCAATTAAAAAACACTGGTATTCATGGCGGTAGTAAAGCTCATAAAATTTAAGATCCTTTAAAAATTTATTCATTTTTTAATTGCTTCAGGTATTGTCTAAATAATTTCATGGCTTCTCTTTTAGTATAAAAATAATATACTTGCTTGATCCAGTAACCCTTAACGATGTCAGTTATTAAATAGCTACCATTTAATTGTTTTGTTACAATCATTTATAAACCCCCAATAAATTAGATAAAATATAAGGTGTTATTTTTTTTGGTATTGGTAGTCTATATTTGAGCCAGTCGGTCCAGTATTGTTTGGTCCTATATATTTTTATAATTGGTACTTGATATAAATTGATATTGTCTTTTTTCATATTACCTCTCATTAGTTGTTTTAATATACATAGACATTATGGCTATATATACTATGGTCAATAATGTCGCACTTATCATATTTATAATAGACATTTTGGCTATATAGTTATAAAAGTTTAAATGTCAATTATGACAAAAACAACTAACAAAGAAGGTAAACATGACACCAATAAGAAAAGATGAGAAGGAACATTTATTGTCAGTGTGCAATAAGAAGTTTAACGCTAGAGAGCAATCTATATCTTATGAAATTCAAAGAGATGCTCAAGAGTTAAGCGACAAAAAAAAGAGTTCTTTTCAAAAATTAATTAAAGTTGATAAAAAAATGACAGCTTTAATTGAAGCAGAAAAGAAATACAAAAAGCATATCCAAAATAAAGACGCTATAGAAAAAAAATTACTTGAGGATGTGTCCAAAAAAGCTAAAGAAGTTCAGGAACATTTAGAGAGGGTTAATAATGTTCGTAAATGGGGACGAGATTTTAGCGATTATAGGACCAATTATATAGATGATCCTGCAAGCGGTGATTTTATAGCTAATTTAAACAAATGTTGTTATGAGGAATCACTACAACATGTAAGTGATAACCATAAATTAAAAGCACATCTTGAGGACATGAGAGATCAAGTAATTATGACTATTAATAGCGGTCTTGCATTGGCTACAACTCAAGCAGAAGTAAAAAAAATATATAATGAAGCGGGTATAGATTACTATCTACCTCAAGCATTATTACAGTTACCATCTAAATAATAATAAACATTAAACCCGGTTAGGTTAATTCTTAGCCGGGTTTTTTATTGGTCCTATACTTCCATTTTAAACACTCAACCACGCCACGCAATCACTCGTATATATAAGCGGATCAAGGTATTATATATAATACATGAGCCAAAAAGTCGTAATGATAATAAAAAGTTACCGGTAACTATTACATTTTGCCAGATGTTTTTATAGATTTTGTAAATTATAAAAGCCATACACCCCAAAACCAACCCGCCAAATATTATATATATATACATGGGACTCGAGGACACCCTTACACACAGCTTCATCTTCATCTTGCCAGACCAATAATAATAAACTAGATATGGTATATGAACTATTTTTCATCAGAAGATATGGATTGCGTTTGCTACATTGAAGAAAAAACAAACAATGTAGTTATTAAATTCTTTAATATACCAGATCATTCTTCTGCTGAGTTATTTACAATGTTTGCTATGAACAGATTAGGTTTTGATTATCACCCTCTAAATGAGAATATGCCTAGCAAATCAGTTCACTAAGTTATGGATATTAAAATACCTTATACACCTCGTAAGCATCAAGCCTACATTCATAAACAAATAGATAAACACAGATGGAATGTATTAGTTTGTCATAGAAGATTTGGCAAAACTGTGGCAGTTCTAAATCATTTGATTAGATCAGCTTTAACTTCTAAGAACAAGAACCCTAGGTATGCCTATATATCACCTACCTTCAAACAATCAAAAGCTATTGCTTGGGATTATATAAAACAGTTCACCGCCAAAATACCCCACACTAAATTCAACGAAACAGAACTGAGAGTTGATTTACCAAATGGCTCTCGTATCACCTTGCTAGGCTCAGAAAACTCAGATGGCTTGAGGGGTATATACCTTGATGGTTGTGTGATTGACGAGTATGCAAATGTAAATGAAAAACTATTTCCTGAGATTATCAGACCAGCACTATCCGACAGAAAGGGGTACTGTGTTTTTATTGGGACTCCGCAAGGAATGAATAATAATTTTTATGATTTATACCAACATGCACAAGGTGCGGATGATTGGTTTCACTATAAAGCTAAAGCTAGCGATACGAAAATTGTTGACCAAGAGGAACTAGACAAAGCGAAAGAGGTAATGGGTGAGAAGAAATACCTGCAAGAGTTTGAGTGTGATTGGATCGCAAACATCGAAGGTGCTATCTATGGTGATGAGATTGCAAAACTAGATAACAAACGACAGATAACTAGAGTGCCATACGATCCTAGTTTACCAGTTTCGACAAGTTGGGATTTGGGTGTTTCAGATCATAGTTCAATTATATTCTTTCAACAACTAGGTAGAGCAATCAATATTATCGACTACCATGAAGAAAGAGGTCAAGGATTACCGCACTATATTCAGATGATAAAGGAAAAGGATTATATCTACAAAGATCACTTTGCGCCACACGACATCGAAGTTACAGATTTTAGTAATGGCAAGACCCGGAGAGAGGTCGCCTATCAATTAGGAATTAGGTTTAAAGTCGTGCCAAAAATTCCACTCGAAGATGGCATCCACGCAACGACAATGATCTTGCCTAGATGTTGGATTGATGTAGACCATTGCAAAAACTTAATAGATGCGTTAAGACATTACCACAGGAAGTATATTGACAAAAACAGAATGTTTAGGTCAAAGCCTGTACACGATTGGAGTTCACACGCTTGCGATGCCATGAGGTATCTAGCTGTTGGATTACAAGAAATAAATGATAGACAAATTGCTCCACAAAGTGTAGCAGATAATGAATACAGGATTATATAATTATGGGATCAATATTAAAACCAAAACCAGTAGTAATACCACCGCCACCACCACAACCAGAACCACCACCACCACCTGTTGTTGAAGAGTTACCAGAAGAAAAGAAAGAAGAGATTTCAAAAGAGATGGCTGCTAGAGAAAGAAAAAGAAGAGGAAGAAAATCAACTATTCTTACTGGACCATTAGGTATTCAAGAAACTGAAGAAGAAGCATTAGAAACTTTATTGGGTAAATAATATGGCATTTGGAAAATTACTAAGAGAATTAATTAAAAGACCAAAAGTAAAAAAAGTATTAAAAAAAGTTAAACAAAAAAATACTGCTAAAACTACAAACACAAAAATATTAAAAGCTAAACCTTTTAAAGTTGCTTCAAAAAGTAAATCTAAAATAATAATAGGTAGAGGTGTAAAAGTATCTACATCTGGTGGTTTACTTTCTCAAAAAAAAACAATTAAAGATAAAAAATTATTAGGAGTATAATATGTTAGAAAAAATTAAAAAAGTATTTACAAGAAAGAAACCAGTAGTAAAAAAAACTAAAGAAGTTAAAGAAGAGGTAAAAGAAAAAATTAAAATTGAAGAACCTTTAGTTTTGAAAAAAAAAGATATTTCTGAAAAAGCTACAAAAGAAACTAAGCAAGAAACTAAATCTTCATTAACATTTGGAGTATAATTATGGGAGCAACTGGACCAAGCACAGGACCAGCAGGACAAACAGGAACAACTGTTGTTGCAGGGAAAACATTACCTACCTATGGAACTAAAGAGGATGCGGAAAAAGAAAGAAAAAGAAATGAATCTAAAAAAAGATTAAAAGAAGCAGAAGAACAAAATAGATTAAATAGAGGTAGTGGAGGAGATACAGATCCAAAACCAATTATTGTTAAAGAAGATGTTGATGAGACAAAAGAAGAAACTACTCAAGAAGAAATAATAGAAGATGAAGAAAAAGAAGATGAAGAAAAAGAATCTGAAGATAAAGAATATGATGCTAGAAGAACAAAAAGAAGAGGTAGAAGAATGACAATACTTACTTCACCAACTGGAACTGGTCAAGGTCTTGTATTGGGTAAACCAACTTTATTAGGTGCATAATGGCAAAAACAGATTTAACTAAAACTATCATGGCGAGATATGATCGCCTTAAAACTGGTAGACAAAACTGGGAAACACATTGGCAAGAAGTTGCAGATTACATGCAACCTAGAAAAGCAGATGTAACCAGAACTCGATCACGAGGTGATAAAAGAACAGAACTTATTTTTGATTCCTCTCCAATACAAGCTGTAGAATTGTTAGCTGCATCTTTACATGGAATGATGACTAACCCTTCTACTCCTTGGTTCTCACTAAGATATAAAGATCAAGGATTAGATTCAGATGATGAAGCCAAACTTTGGTTAGAAAGTGTAACAGATACTATGTACACTGCTTTCAATAGATCAAACTTTCAACAAGAAATATTTGAATTATATCACGATCTAATTACATTCGGAACTGCTGCAATGTTTATTGAAGAAGATCAAGATGATCTTTTAAAATTTTCTACAAGACACATCAATGAAATCTATATTACTGAAAATGACAAAGGTAGAATAGATACAGTATACAGAAAATTTAAAATTACTTTAAGAGCTGCGTTTCAACAGTTTGGTGAAAAATTATCTGAAGAAGCAAGAAACAAAGTTGAGAAAGACCCATTCGATGAAATAGATATTTTACACGCAGTATATCCAAGACAAGACTTTGACCCTACAAAAAAAGATAAAAAGAATATGGAGTTTGAATCTGTTTATGTAGAATATAAAAATGGTAATGAACTATCAGTAGGTGGCTTCATGGAGTTCCCTTTTGTAGTACCAAGATATTTAAAAGCATCGCATGAGATATATGGTAGATCACCTGCAATGACAGCTCTGCCAGATGTTAAGATGTTAAATGAAATGTCTAAGACAACTATCAAAGCTGCACAGAAACAAGTAGACCCACCTCTATTAGTTCCTGATGATGGTTTCTTATTACCAGTTAGAACTGTACCGGGTGGACTTAACTTTTACAGATCAGGTACAAGAGATAGAATTGAACCATTAAACATTGGTGCAAACAATCCACTAGGTTTAAATATGGAAGAGCAAAGAAGAACTGCAATTAGAAATGTATTCTATGTAGATCAACTATTGTTACAACAAGGACCACAAATGACAGCAACAGAGGTCATACAAAGAAACGAAGAAAAGATGAGATTGTTAGGACCAGTATTAGGTAGACTACAATCAGAATTATTAAAACCAATGATCGACAGATGTTTTGCAATACTTTTAAGAAACAATCAGTTTGCTTCAGCTCCTGATTTCTTATCAGGTCAAGATATTGAAATTGAATATGTATCACCACTTGCTAAAGCACAAAAAGGAACAGAGCTTTCATCAATTACAAGAGCGATGGAAATATTAGGATCACTTTCTAATGTTGCTCCAGTATTTGATTATATTAACTTTGATGCTTTAGTTAAACATGTAGCAGACTTAGTTGGTGTTCCACAAAAAGTTTTAAAACTACAATCACAAGTTAATGCTGAAAGAGAACAACAAGCTCAACTTGCACAACAACAAGCACAAATGCAACAGATGCAACAAGCAGCAGAAGCAGGAGGAAAGATAGCTCCATTAGCGAAGGCTTTGCCAGAAGAGGCAAAAGCTCTAGTTAATGCAGAATAGTATGGATCAAAAAGAACTAGAAAAAAAAATAAAACAACTACAAACAGATTACAAATCAATATTCAATTCAGATGAAGGCTCTAGGGTCATGGCTGATCTTGAAAAAAGATGTCACTTTCTTTCTACCACCAATATAAAAGGGGATAGTCACGAAAGTGCATATATGGAAGGACAACGCAGCGTTCTTCTATTTATAAAACAAATGCTGCTCACAAAGGAAAAATAAAATGTCAAGCGAACAGATAACACAGGAAACTGTGCCTGTAGAACAGACAACTACAGAAGCACAACCACAAGCAACACAATCAACTGTTGCAAAAGCAGACACCCCTGCACCACAACCAACTCAATCAACTTGGAAAGATTCTATTAGTGAAGTTTATAGAAGCGATCCTAACATTGAAAAGTTTACAGAGATAGATGCACTTGCAAAGTCATACATCAATGCAACTAGAATGATTGGACAAGATAAGATGGTTGTACCTAATAAAAATTTTACTGACGATCAATGGGAAGAAGCCTATGTAAAAATGGGTAGACCAGAATCTGCAGATAAATATACTTTAGATGCAAAATCTGAAACTGTACCTATGGATGAAAATGCAATTAAAATTTTTTCAGAGACATCTCATAAGTTAGGTTTGAATAATAAACAAGCTCAAGGTGTTTTAGACTTTTATAAAAATAATATGGAAGCAAGAACTCAACAAGCAAAAGTTGATGCAGAAACTACACAGGCTCAAGCTAAGAATGTTCTTAGACAAGAATGGGGTAGAGACTATGATTCTAATATTGCAAAAGCTAAATCACTTGCTACTGCTAATCTTTCACCAGAAATTTTTGAAATGCAACTAGCAGATGGAACTGCACTTGGAGATAATGTTGATGTCATCAAAGGTTTTGCAAAGATTGCAAACATGATGTCAGAAGATAAAATATTATCTACAGAATCTGAAAATATGGATAGAGCTGAGGATATTCAAACTGAAATAGATCAGATTATGAATGACAGAGCTGGTCCTTATTATAATAGAACGCATCCAGATCACGACAAGATGGTACAAAAAGTTTATACCATGAGAGAAATGTTAAATGCAAAATGATAATCACCTTAATAATGAAGAGATTAAACTTGAGATTTTAAGGATTGTTAAAGAAACAGGAACAGAGTTTCAGAAACAAGACCCCTTGCCAATCTGCGAAAATTATTATAAATGGATTAAAGGTAAGACAATTCGTAAGAACCTTACTGGCAAGAAGGAATAGACTTCTAGTCTAAAAGACTTAAAATCCAAGAGATGCCTGCGTAGGCGGATAACTTCTCTGATTGTTTAACATAAATGATAACAATGGGAGACTAATATGTCATCACAAGTAACTACAGCATTTGTACAGCAGTATTCTGCTAACATTCAAATGCTATCTCAACAAATGGGATCGTTATTAAGAGACAAAGTTCGTCTTGAATCTGTTGTTGGAAAAAATGCTTTCTTTGACCAAGTAGGGAAAGTAACTGCTGTTTTAAAAACTAGCAGACATTCTGACACTCCACAGATCGACACTCCGCATGCTAGAAGAAGAGTATCTCTTGCGGATTACGAATTTGCGGATTTAATAGATCAACAAGATAAAGTAAGACTCTTAATAGACCCAACTTCATCTTATGCTCAAGCTGCTGCTATGGCAATGGGTAGAGCTATGGATGATGTGGTAATCAGTGCCGCTACAGGAACTGCATTTACTGGCGAAACAGGATCAACTTCAACTGTATTACCTGCAGCTCAGAAAATTACTGAAGCAGGTACTGATGGTTTAACTATTGCGAAGTTAAGAACTGCAAAAGAAAAGTTCGACTTAGCAAGCGTAGATCCATCAATCGCTAGATTTATCGTGGTATCCCCAAGACAAATCACTGATCTATTAGGTACAACTGAAGTAACAAGTAGTGATTTTAACACTGTCAAAGCATTGGCAAATGGTGAAATCAACTCGTTCTTAGGTTTTAACTTTATAGTATCAAACAGACTATCTATTGCATCTTCTAAAAGATCATGTATCGCATTTGCACAAGATGGTATTACATTAGCAGTTGGTAAGGATGTTCAAGCTCGTATTGACGAAAGAGCTGACAAATCTTATGCAACTCAAGTGTACTACTGCATGAGCATTGGCGCTACAAGAATGGAAGAAGAAAAGATAGTTGAAATACAAGCACACGAAGCGTAATAGAAGGAGAATATAATTATGGCTGATTCAATACAACAAGCTAAGATTGATTCTACACCTTCACAAAAAGTGAAAGCAAATGAACTTACTGGAAGAGTAAGAATAGCTTTTGCTGAATACGAAGCGAGTGCAGAACAATCAACAATTCACATGTTTAGCATACCAAATGGTGCGAGACTTTTATCAGGCTCAGTAGCTTATGATGCGTTAGGATCATCGACTACTATTTCTGTAGGTTACGCAGCACACACTAAAGCAGATGGTACAAGTGAAGCAGCAGATGTAGATCAATACAAAGCTGCGGCAGCTTCAACTTCTGCACAAAGTGTTGCAGTGTTAGACACGATTGCATTAGACAAAAATGCAATAACAGATGCTGACAAAGATGGTGTTCCAGTTACAGTTACATTAGCAGGTGCTAATGGTACTGGTACTATTCAGTTGCAAATGTTATATGTAATTGACTAATAACTAGAATTTTAGGGGGTGAAAGCGAGAGTGGAAACCCCCTAGAATGTTATGAAGCAGATTAAAGATTTAAAAACAATATTACATTTAAGGAAGGGTAACTATGTTTACCGATATGTATTGGTAGACAGGTTTAAAAATACAGGAAAAGTGCATTATGGTTTTGATGCAAAACTTGAAAAAACCGAGCATGAGATTTTGGCATTAGAAAAAGATAGACAGATTAGAAGAAAGTATATTATAAGGAAGTAGTATGGCATCAGTAGTAGATATTTGTAATGGAGCATTAAATCAGTTAGGTGCTACAACTATTGTTTCCTTAACAGAAGATTCAAAAAATGGTAGACTATGTAATGCTAGATATACTCAAATAAGAGATAGTGTATTTAGATCACACCCTTGGAATTGTTTACAAAAAAGATTAGAACTATCATCATCAACAGATACTCCTGCATGGGGATTTAGTTTTAAATATGATTTGCCGGGTGATTGTTTAAGACTACTTAGAATATTAGATTATGATTCAAACCATAAAGTAGAAGGTAGATCCATATTATCAAATAATTCTTCTATGAAGATATTATATATCTCAAGAATTACAGACCCAAATCAATATGACGAACTGTTAAGAGAAACATTATCAGCAGCATTATCTGCAGATATAGCATACGCTATCACATCTAACAATACTACACAGCAAAATATGATTGCTTTGTATCAAGAAAAATTAAAAGATGCTAGATTTGTAGATTCAACTGAAGGATATAATACTACTCAAGAAGATGGAATGGCAGATGTTATAGACGCTGGTACATTTATAAACGCAAGGTTCTAATACATGGCTAGAGTAGCTGCACAACTTACAAATTTTACAGCAGGTGAGCTATCACCTAGATTAGATGGAAGAAATGATTTATCTAAATATCCAGCAGGCTGCAAGACACTTGAGAATATAGTTATCTATCCACATGGTGCGGCAGCTCGTAGACCGGGTACTCAGTTTATAGCAGAAGTAAAAACAAGTTCAGCTAAAACAAGATTAATTCCTTTTGAATTTTCAACAACACAAACTTACATTCTTGAGTTTGGTAATCAGTATATGAGAGTATACAAAGATAAAGGTCAAGTGTTATCAGGTGGTTCAGCTTTTGAAATATCTACACCATATCTAACTGCAGAACTTTTTGATATTAAGTTCGCACAATCTGCAGATGTTATGTACATTACACATCCATCTCATAAAACTAAAAAGCTATCAAGAACAGGTCATACATCTTGGTCATTAGATGATGTTCTTTTTGTCAATGGTCCATACCTAGATACAAACACATCAACAACAACACTTACATCTTCTGCGCACACAGTAGGCACAGGAAGAACTTTAACTGCTAGTTCAAACTTATGGGTATCTACAGATGTTGGAAGATTAGTTAGGTTCAGAGATGGTTATGGAGAAATAACTGGTTTTACTTCTGCTACAGTAGTTGATTGGGAAATATTAAAAGATACAGGATCAGCTAGTTCATCTGTTGATTGGTCGTTAGGTGCATTTTCAGATACAACAGGTCATGCGTCTTGCGTAACCTTCTTTGAACAAAGATTGGTATTTGCAGCAACACTTAACAATCCACAAACAATTTATTTTTCAAAGTCTGGTGATTATGAAAACATGGATGCAAATATTGGTGGTACTGTTGCAGATGATGATGCTATTGTTTATACGATTGCATCAAACCAAGTTAATGCCATAAGATTTCTTTCACCAACTAGAACTTTAATTATTGGAACTGCAGGAGGTGAGTTTGCAGTTTATGGGGGTGGAGACAATGATGCAATCACACCAACAAATATTATTATTAAAAAACAATCAAACTATGGTGGAGCAAATGTAGATGCTGTACCAGTAGCTAACGCAACATTATTTTTACAAAGAGCTAAAAGAAAAATTAGAGAACTAGCTTACAACTTTGATGTTGATGGTTATGTAGCACCAGACATTACAATCCTTGCCGAACATATCACTAAAGGTGGTATTACACAAATGGCATATCAAGAAGAACCTTTATCTATTATCTACGCTGTAAGAGAAGATGGTGAGTTGGTTGCAGTTACATATCAAAGAGATCAACAAGTAGTTGCTTGGCATAGGCATATATTTGGTGGATCATTTGGAAGTGGCAATGCAGTTTGTGAAAGTGTTGCGGTTATTCCTACAGACTTAGATGAGTATGAAGTTTATGTAATTATCAAAAGAACAATAAATGGTGCAACAAAAAGATATGTAGAAGTTTTAAATAGCTTTAGTTTTACCGAAACAGACAATACTACATTTAATTATTTAGATAGTCAGTTAAACTATGATGGTGTTTCAACAACACTTAATGGAGATATAACAGATTCAGCATCCACAATCACATTGACAGACGCAAGTTCTTTCAACAGTTCAGGTAAAATAAAAATAGGTAAAGAGATTATAGCTTACACAGGTAAATCATCAAATGATCTTACAGGATGTACAAGAGGTGAAAACTTAACAACTGCGGCAGCACATACATCTGGTGCAACAGTAGATCAAGTAGTTGAAACATTATCAGGTCTTTCACACCTTGAAGGACAAACAGTTTCTATATTAGCAGATGGTGCAACGCATCCAGATAAAACTGTTAGTTCAGGTGCAATAAGTTTAGATAGAGCAGCTAAGAAAGTTAAAATAGGTTTATCTTATACTTCATTACTTCAAACAATGAGAATAGATGCTGGTTCACAGAATGGAACATCGCAAGGTAAAACAAAAAGAATATATGAAATAACTGTTAGATTATTTGAAACTGTAGGTGTAGAGGTAGGACCAGACTTAAACAATATGGAAAGAATACCTTTCAGATCATCTGCCAATCCAATGAATGAAGGTATTGAACCATTCACAGGTGATAAAGAAGTTGAATTTAGAGGAAACTACGATACAGATGGTTTTATAGTGGTAAGGCAAACTCAACCTTTACCTTTAACTGTTTTATCGGTATACCCAAGGTTAATAACAAATGATGGATAACATACTACATATAGTGCCATATACTGCACAACATGGACAATTTATTTTATCTCAACAAATGAACCATAAGGTATTAGAGGCAGATAGACATTATATTAATGTAGAAGGTAATGCTAAAAACTTAGAACAAGATCATTTAGCATTTACTGGTTTAGTAAATAACAAACCTATCTTTGCTGCAGGTATGAAAATGATATGGGGTCAAGTAGCAGAAGGTTGGGTCATAGCATCAAGTGAGATGTGGAAGTATCCATTAGGTGTAGCAAAAGCAATTAAAAAAGATTTTGCAAGAGTTGCTAAAGAAAATAATATTGTAAGAGTTCAAACTGCAATTAGAAAAGAGTTTAAAGAAGGTCAAAGATTTGCAGAGTGGTTAGGTTTGGAGAACGAAGGTTTAATGAGAAAATTTGGTTTTGATGGAACAGACCAATACAGATATGCGAGGATATTCTTATGAGTGCAGCTTTACCTTTTGTAGCAGTTGGTACTTCTTTATTAGCAGCTAAACAAGCAAGTGCTATTGGTTCTTTTAATCAATCTATTGCTGAAAGAAATGCAACTATTGCAGAGCAAGAAGCTGAAGCTCAAAAAAAACTTACAACATATAATTTAAGTAAATTTAATCAAAGTTTTGAAAAATTACAATCAAAAACAAGAGTAAGTTTATTAAAATCAGGTGTAGAATTATCTGGCACTGCTTTGAAAATTTTGCAATCCAATGCAGAGCAAGCTGAATTACAAAGAAATGTTATTGAATATAATGGTCAAGTTGCTGAAGCTAAAAAATTAGAAGAAGCAACTTTCGCAAGAATTTCAGGAACACTTGCTAGACGACAAGCTAATCTTCAAGCACTTGGATATATTTCTCAAGCTGGAACTAGCTTACTTAATATGAAACAAGTAGGATTAATTTAATGCCAAAAATACCAACATTTGAATCTGATCTTTTACCTACTGCAGAAGTGGGAGCTGTAAAATCTAGTTTACAAGTTTCACCTAGAGATACTTTAGCTGGAGCTTTGTTACCTGCAGTACAAGATATTACAAACTATTATATAAAAGAAAAAGAAATATCAAATAAAGTTGAAGGTGGAGAACTTATTGCACAAGCTAAACAAGAATTATTTGAACTAGAAGAAAAATCAAAATTAGAATCAACACCAGAAAAAGGAATATCAAAATTTGAAAATGGTTATAAATCAATAGTTGATAAATATAAAAATCAAGCAGGAAATAATTATATTCAAAAATATTTTCAAATAAATATATCATCTAGTAAACCTTCATACACATCTAATATTTTAAAACAAACTAGATCAAATATGGTTTCAAGAAGAACCAATCAAGTTTTACAAAATGTTCAAGATAAAATATCTGTATTAGTTGATGGAGAAAATCCTTTTGATTTTCAAACTATCTATGATTATTCAATAAATGAATATCAATCTTTAGTAAGAGATGGATTAGCAAGTGAAAATGATTTTAATGTTTTTAAACAACAATTACCTTCTTTAGTAGAAGAAACTCAAGTAAGAGAAATAGGTTCAGCAAATGCTGCAAAAGCATTTTTACTTCTTAGTAATGAAAAAAATTTTCCTAATATAAGAGGAGAAGAAAGAAATAAAATAATAAGAGAAATGGGTACTCTTTCTGAACTACAACAAAAAGCATTTAAAGCATCTCAAGATATAAACATAATTGAAGCCTCAGATCAATATTTAAGAAAATTTGGTGAACAAAAATTTTTTGGTGTTTCACCAGAAGATATGCAAAATATTAAAACAGGTGATGAAGAATTTGATAATCAATTAGAATTAGTGAATGATAAAGTAATTAAAAATAAGTTTAGCTTTGATACTAATTACAATACAAATTCTGATGTAATTCAAAAAATACAATCAGGAGAAATAACAAACACTAAAACAAAATTTTTATTATCGGGAGAAACAGAAAGTAAAAGTATATTAGAAAGATTAGGAGATGGAGATATAAATGATAAAGATGCTAATTTTTTATCATTGATACTTACTAGAAGTAACAATAATACTTTTAAAAAAGAAGATCAAAAATTTTTACAATACTTTAATAATCTTACACCTTTACTACAAGGTAATAATTTTTTAAATTTTTTTGATAAAGAATATAATTTTAGAGCTAGTCAATTAAGACAAGTATTACATAAAAGATATGTGGATGGATTAAGACAAGGTGTGCCTATAGAGGATTTATTAAATGCTACTTCAGAAAATTACATAGCAAAAGATATAAAAAGTTATTTACCTAAAACTGCAGACTTAAATAGTGTTCTTGATAACATGGTAAATACTTTAGAAATAAAAACAGATACACCTCAAAGAAAAGAAGGTGAAACTATCAAAGAGTATGAGTTAAGAATAAGTGGTGGTATTGACATAGATAAGGATGCTTCTCCATAATGACTAGCCTTGCAGAAAAAGAAATAAAGTATAATGAAGCTGGTTTTACTCAAAAAGAAATAGCTGATTGGAAAAAAGAAAAAATATTAGAATTAAAATCAGCAGGATTTAATAATCAAGAAATACAAGAAGAGTTTGGATCTAAACCAAACAATGAACCTTTTATAAAATATTTTCAAGATATAAGTAAAGAAATACAAGAGGAAACTATGCAATCAGAAATAGTTTCACCTGACGATCAAATGCTTTACGATTCTATGCAAGAAATGGGAGATCAAAAGTCTATGAAAGAGATACTTGTAGGTAAAAATTTTGATGGTGATGCAATATTAAAAAGGGGTTGGGGTAAAACTTTGTATGATATGACTTATAGATTATCTACAGAAAAAGGTTTACCAGATGCTTTTACAGAGGAAGAACCAGAAGATTATACTTGGTTTGAAGGTTTATTAGAAAGAGGTTTAACACTTGGTGCTGAACTTCCTATTTATGGTTTAAGTTATATTCCCGGTGGTTTAGTTAATCCAGTAGCAGGCGCATTTACTGCAGGAGCAATACCGGGTGCTGCTAGAGAAACAATACTAAAAGGATTAGAACAACAATCTTATGGACAACCAGTTGAAATATTAAAAAATTTTTTACAAGAAGGTATCAAAGAAGGTGCTAAACAAGGAACAGTATTTGCAGCTACAGCAGTTGCACCACAACTTAGAATACCGGGAGTGGGTAAATTAGCAGATCAATATTTAACAAGAGTAGCATCACAGCTTACAGCCTTTGAAGGAACTGGTGCTATTTTAAATGGACAGTTACCAAGTCTAAAAGAGTTTAGTTATTCTGCTGTTTTGTTTGGCGGTATAGGTTTGGTTCAACCAAAAAAAACAATGGAAGATAGAACTAAAAAAATATTTGTTGATACAGGTAAAAAACCTAATCAAGTTTTCAAAGATTCAATAGGAAATAAAAGAATATTAGAAGATGTTTCATCAAGACCTTATATTAGAGATTATAAAAGTTTAATGGATAGAAAAACAGTTGAGAAAAAAGCTGAACCTAAACAACCTGAAATATTATTTAAAGATGATTTAGCAAACAAAGCTGCAGAAAATATTGTATTCAAACCTAAAGTAGAACCTTTAACAGTAGAAAAACTAAAAGAGATGGGTTCTAAAGTTAAAAAGAAAGCTATTATAGAAGGTATAGATAATAAATACCCAATACTAGAAGCTCTTAGAGAGGCAGGGGTCAATACAAAAACAGGAATAGAAAAATTAAATATATATGAACAAGCTAGAGTTTTAGAAGGAATACCAAACAGAGCAGCTTATTTTATAGAAAATAAAACAATTAATTTTAAAAACTTAAATGATAGAGGTGCAGGTTTAAAAGAAGTTGTAAAAGATGTTATTGATAAAGGTAAAACTGAAACTCAATTATTTGAAACTTATTTAATGAATAGAAGAGCTGTTGAGTTAAATAATAGAGGAATAGAAACAGGATTTAATATTCAAACTGCAAAAGAATTTGTAAATAAATATAAACTTCAATTTGAACAAGTTGCTAAAAAAACTGACACTTATCAAAGAGAAATCTTAGAATATGCAAGAGATGGTGGCTTTATAACTGCTGAAGCATTTACCTCTATGACAGAAGCAAATAAAAATTATGTTACTTATGCAAGAGAATTAATTGGCAAAGATGGAAAAGTTATAGCTGTTGAAGGTAGTAGTGCAAATCCTCTTAAAGAAATAAAAGGTTCTAAATTAAGAGTATTTCCGCCATTAGAACAAATGGTTAAAAATACAAATACCATAGTAAATTTAGTTGAAAGAAATAATGTTAAATTACAATTTATAGATAAAATAGCTGAAGCTAAAAAGAAAGATTCAAACTTATTTCCCTTTATAGAAAAAGTAAATCCAGTTACTACTAATTTACCTAAATCAGAATTATTATCAATTAGAAGAGATGGTAAATTAGAAACATGGAGTGTAGGTAAAGAGTTAGTTGATGCTTTTAAAACTTTAGATCAACAAGGTTCTAATATGTTATTTAATTATTTAGGCGCACCTGCCAGAACTCTTAGAGCTGGTGCAATTTTAATTCCTGACTTTGCTGTACCAAACTTTTTTAGAGATACAATGCAAGCTAGTTTTTTAAATAAAGTTGGATTTGTTCCAATACAAGATTCTTTAATTGGTATGTTTAATATTATTACTAGAGGTAGAAGTAAAAAAGCACAAGATATGTATAATAAATATGTAAAATCTGGTGGTATGCAATCTACACTTCTTGCTGTTGATAGACCTAATTTATTTGATGGTAAGGTTTACGATATTCTTTCTAAAGGACCAGTTAGAAATGCAGACAGAGGTATGTTAGCTCCATTTAGAGCATTAACTAGATTATCAGAGGAGATGACAAGATTTAGAATATTTGAAAAAACATATCGAAAAGCAATAGACAAAGGATTAACAGAAAGACAAGCATTAGAGAGAGGTGGATTTGAAGCAAGAAATCTTTTAGATTATGCAAAACGAGGAACATTGGGGAATAATATAAATAAACTTGTTCCATTCTGGAACGCAAGGGTTCAAGGTTTAACAAGATTATATGAAGCCTTTAGAGATCAACCCGGTAGAACTACAGCTATGATTGGTGCTTATGTTGTTATTCCAACACTAGGTTTTTATATGTTAAATAAAGATGATCCTGATTATAAAGAACAACCTGAGTGGTTGAAGCAAGCATACTATTATTTTAAGATAGGAGATAAACCATATAGATTTCCAAAACCTTTTGAAGTTGGAACTCTTGTATCTTCAATGGTTGAAAAAACTTTAGATTGGGTAAGAACAAATGAACCTCAAGAATTTGCAAAATTTGCAAAAGATTTTTTAACAAGTAACGCTAAAGGTTTTTATCCTTTTCCAACTGCAGTTAGACCTTTTGCAGAAAATTTTATGAACTATAGTTTTTTTAGAGATGCACCATTAGTTCCAAAATCATTAGATAAAAATTTACCTAACAAATTTTATTATACTGAATACACATCTGAAACATTTAAATTAGTTTCAAAACTATTAAATGATTTGGTTGGTGATGATAGTTTCTTTGCAACAAATCCTATTCATGCTGAGAATGTATTTAGATCGTGGACAGGTGGTATAGGTAGATATATTATTGATACATTAGACTATGCTTTAGTCAAAGGTCAAATTATTGATGATCCTATAAAACCAACAGATACCTTATCTAAAATACCAGTAATAAGAGCTTTTGATGTCAGAGAAATACCGGGATATTCTGCAAAATCTATAGTTAAATTTTTTGAAGAGTATGAAAAGGTAGATACTATTATAAATGGTATGGATTTTGCTGAGAAAAATGGTGATTTTGAAGAATATAGAAAGCTACAAAAGTCTTTAAATGCAGATCATAATTTAATAAAAGATACTAGACAATCAATAAAAGATTTGGACAAAATTATAAGAGATATATATAACATAAAAAAGTTTCCAAATGGTAAAGTACCAACGCCAGATGAAAAAAGAGAATTAATAGATGACAAATATAAATTAATGATAATATTTGCTAAACAAGGATTAACAATCCTTGAAAATGCTAAGAAAAAATAATATAGGATAACTATGACAGTATCTACAACGATAATAAAATCATCTCATAATGGTAATGGTTCAACCACAACCTTTGCCTACAATTTCAAAATTTTTGCGGACACAGACTTAGTAGTAATTATAAGATCAGCAGCAGGAACTGAGACAACTAAAACTTTAACAACTCACTATACAGTAGCAGGTGCAGGTGATGCTTCGGGTGGAAGCATAACTTTTACTGCTGGTAATATACCAGTAACAGGTGAGACAGTTGTTATAAGAAGGAATGTCCCGCAAACTCAAGCGATAGATTATATCGCTAATGATCCATTCCCTGCGGAGACTAATGAAGAGGGTCTGGATCGTACTACTATGATTGCACAGCAAGTATCTGAAGCAACAGATAGATCCATAAAACTTTCAAGAACAAACACGATGACATCTACAGAATTTACTGTAGGTGCAACAGATAGAGCTAATAAAATTTTAGCATTTGATAGTGCTGGAGAAATTTCAGTAACACAAGAATTAGGAACTTATCAAGGCACAGATGCTACTGTAACCACAGAGGCATACAGTGTTAGAGATATAATTAAATCAACAACCACTGCTGAACTTAACAATGTTTACATTTGTGTAGCAGATTCAGTTGTTGGAGATAGTTTAACAGACACAGATCATTTTGAATTATTGGTAGACGCTGTATCTGCTGCAACCAGTGCCACAGCCGCAGCTAGTTCAGCAAGTGCTGCATCCACTAGCGCATCTGCTGCCGCAACATCTGCTACAAACGCTGCTAACTCAGCATCCACTGCTACAACAAAAGCAAGCGAAGCATCTACTTCTGCAACCAATGCAGCATCTTCTGCATCAACAGCGTCAACACAAGCTACTAACGCTGCTAGTTCTGCAACGAGTGCTGCCAGTTCAGCTACAACAGCGACTACTAAAGCAAGTGAAGCTAGTACCTCTGCAACCAATGCCGCTTCTTCAGCAACTGCTGCAGCAAGTTCTGCAACAACAGCTACAACAAAAGCATCAGAGGCTGCAACATCAGCTACTAATGCTGCATCTAGTGCAACAACTGCATCAACTCAAGCATCAAACGCATCGACTTCAGCAAGTAACGCTGCAACAAGTGCTACTGCTGCCGACACAGCTAAAACTGCTGCACAAACTGCTCAAGCCGCTGCCGAAGCAGCAGCTGATAATTTTGACGATACTTATTTAGGAGCTAAATCTAGTGATCCTACAGTAGATAATGATGGGGATGCACTAACTGCAGGAGATTTATATTTTAATACAACATCAAATGTATTAAAAGTTTATAATGGTTCATCTTGGCAATTAGCTGCTGTAGATGCAACTGGTTTAGCAAGTAATGGATTTGCTATTGCAATGGCGATAGCTTTATAATAAGGAGTATACATGGCACAAAACTTTCGAAGATACACAAGCAACGATGTAGGAACATCTGCTGCAACTTTATTTACTTCAGACAGTTATGATACTGTTGTTGGAATATCTGTAGCTAATGTAACTGGTTCATCAGTTATAGCATCAGTTTATATTAATGATGGTTCAAATGATATTTATTTAATTAAAGATGCACCTATTCCTGCAGGTTCATCATTACAAGTTTTAGATGGTGGAGCAAAGTTTGTAGTTCAATCTGGTGATGCTTTAAAAGTTGTATCAGATACAGCTTCATCATTAG